TAACGCCATGGAGTACGGGTACACCTGGGCGTACAAGCGCAACTTTGCCCCGCTCGAGGAGGAGCCGATGTTCCCGCCGGGATCGTTCGGCGACCTCATGGGACACGCCGAGATTCTCAACCCGCCCACTAAGGGCCGCCAGAGGTTTGCCTGATGCTGAACACTAACGCACAGGCACTATGGGCCGAGGTCAAGGGAGCCGAGGAGAAGACTAAAGCGCACCTCTCGAGCAACGAGACGCTCATCAAGCGCTACCACGGCCCCGCATACATGGGCCGGACCGGCGACGACTACGCGGGCGAGAACCACGCGCACGAGTACCTCTCGGTCATGCTGCCGCGGCTCGTGTACGAGCACCCCGAGTTCGAGGTTGAGACGCGGCGCAAGAACACGGTCTACGAGGCCATCGCTGCGAGCCACGAGCTGGTCTACAACCAGTGGGCGCGCGACGTGGGGCTTGGAGACCTGCTTGAGTCCCTGGTAGTCGACATGATGTTCGGCTACGGCGTGGCGCTCGTCTCGATCGGGGAGGGCCCGACCATCACGTCCGAGGCGGTGCGGCGCCGCTACGCGAACTCGGACTACGGCGAGCCCTTCGAGGGGTTCGAGGACAACGACCAGACCGCAGACGCTCGAGTCTGGCGGGTGTTTGGCGATCCTCAGATGGCCGAGACCGACCCGCGATGGGACGCCAAGGTGCAGTGGCCCGCGGTGTCCCGAGTCCCCCCGCGGTTCTTCTTCATCGACCCCGGCGCAAAGGACCGTGACAACGCGCGGTTTATGGGCCACCGCTGGATTGCCGACCTAGACGACCTCATTGCCCGCGCCGAGGCCAACCCGGACGACTGGGACGTCGAGGCGGTGAAGGGGCTCTCGACCACGAGCGATGTGCGCGAGTTGGGGTACGACACGCGCCAGTACATGCCGAGCCGCAACCTTGTGGTCGGCCGCGACGTGTGGATTCCCGAGGTGTTCCAGAAGGACCACGGCCCAGATGAGGGGTTCTCAGGATCGACGTACACGCTCGGGCTGCACTCATCGACCACGAACAAGCCGGCGCTGATTCGCCCGCCGCGCCCGTACTACGGGCCGAAGAGTGGGCCGTACCAGATATTCGGGGCGTACAAGATCCCGAACCAGACGCTGCCGATGTCGCCGCTCGTTGCGGTCGAGGGCCAGATTACCGAGCTCGACCGGCAGATGCTGGCCATCTCGCGCGAGAACGAGGCGTACAAGCGCCAGGTGGTCGCGCCGAAGAACGTGGCGGACACGATCAAGAGCACACCGCACGACCACGTTGTCGGCATCCCGGACGAGCTCACGCGCGAGTCCGTGCACGAGATCGTTATGGGCGGCACGAGCCGGGAGCTCATTGAGTACGCATCCATTCTGCAGGAGCGCGTAGACACGACCCTAGGCGCGTTTGACGCGCAGTCGGGCAACGTCACGGGCAAGGGCACGGCGACCGAGAACGTGATTGCCGACCGCTCATCGTCTGCCCGCGTCTCCTGGCTTGAGCGCGCGGTGCAGCGTGACACGGGTGCCCTGATGGCAAAGGTCGGGCACTTCTTCTACTACGAGGACCGCATCATTGCCCCGATGGGCATCGCGGACCCCGATGCGCCTCCTGGTACCGAGCTATTGTTCACGGGCGGGGACCACGACCCCGAGTCGGGCTTCACGTTTGAGGACTTGGAGATCTCGGTTAGCGCGCGCTCTATGCGGCGTCAGGACGACCCCGAGTTCCGCCAGGCGGCCAACGAGCTGCACGCGCGCTATCTCGAGGCGCTGCCAGCCATTCAGGCCAGCCCGGACCCCGTCTTCTGGGCGTGGCACTTCAACCACCTAGGCGAGTCGCTTGGCATCCCTGATGCGGGCGCTATGGCGGCGCGGCTGGCGGAGATGGCTATGGCGATGATGGGCCAGGGTCAGGGCCCGCAGTCACAGCCGGCGCAGCCACAGAGGATGCAGAGCCAGACGCCGAGGATGCCCGATGGCGGATCGAGTTCACCGGCCGGCTCGGGCGGCATGGCTGGCGCTCCTAGAAACATGAACGGTAGCCCGATGGGCATGCCCGCATCTCAGGGCACAGGGCGCGAGCAGGAACGAGTCAGGAGTCTCTGATGGTCCAGTATTCATTCGAGGACGTTGATAGCGGCGAGACGGTCATGGTGGAGATGCCGATGACCGAGGCTGTTGACTTTGGCGACATCATCCAGCGCAAGGGCCGCAAGCTCAGACGCATCGTCGAGAGCCGCGGCTACCTGCAGATTCAGCCCATCAGCGGCTACACGATTGCTCGCAGCCTGCCGCGCAATTATCCGGGCGCTGACTTCTACCTGAAGGACGGCACGCCTGGGTTCAACAACGATCGCAGCAAGGAGGACTTCTGCATGAAGTCCGCCGATACCCACGAGGAGCCCGTCCACACTCTGGACGACATCATCTAATGGCAGAATCAGAACCGCAGATCAGTGAAGCCAAGGCCAAGGCGAAAGAGGCGTTTACCAAGCTTGCCGGTCCCGCGGCGGATAACCCCGCGCTCAACGAGCTGTTCGCGGGCGATGGCGATGTGACCCCGGCGCGCACTGAGCCAGAGGCTAAGCCTAAGCCAGAGCCGCCCAAGCCGGCAGCCGAGAAGGCGCCGGAGCCTGAGGCCGACGTGGAGTTCGACGAGGACGAGCTCCGGGAGGCGCGCGCTGAGGCGCTGCGCTCCCCTGTACTTACACCGGAGGTGGTCGATGCACTATCTCCGGCGCAGCTCTTGGATGCCGCGGCGAAAGCCAAGGAGGCCAGAGCTGAGCGTGACCGTGAAGTCCGAGCAATCAAGGATGCCCAGAAGGCGTCCAGTGCAAGCGAGACAGAGGCGTCTTCCCAAACGGCCGTGCCGGAAGCCTCCCCCTCGATAGATCTCGAAGCACTGGTCTCACCCTTCATCAAGCGTCTGGACGAGGGCGACACGGAGCACGCGCAGAAGGACCTGGTGAAGATCATCCAGGCGGCCGTGGGCGATGCCGAAAGCCGGCTCGAGGCGAAGCTCTCCCAGGAGCGCTCGCAGCGAGAGGGTAACGAGGCAGAGGCCCAGGGGCGCCTGCTGATTGACCGGGCCCGAGTGGAGCTTGGGGGGAGTCACCCCGAGCTAGTCGATGATGCGGTGTACGAGGCCAAGATCCGTCCGGAGGTCGAGAGCCTTTTGAGGACGGGGGACTATGGCCCCCAGAACGTGAGTTCGCTGATGAAGAAGGCCTACCTCCTGGGCCTCGGTCGCGGCCCTCGTACGCCGGTCAAAGACAACCGTAAACGTGATAAGGCTCGAGCGTCGGGTCAGTTGACCCCCGTGACGACGACGCGCGACGTGCCGACTCCCTCGACTCCGAAGGAGCGGGCGTACGCAAAGTTCATGGAGATGACGCCGAGGTAAACAGCTGTGACAACGGAGGCATAAATGTCTGGCACGGCACTTCCCAGCTATGCGGATTGGGACCTGGGTACAGGACCGGTCTACATCACTGGCGAAGAAGGTATTCTGAACGAGAGCACGGCGCGCTCGTACCTGCTGCGCAGGTTCACGAAGGACGCCAACCTCTCCAAGTCGTTGCAAGGTGGTAACGACATCAAGGGCACGGTGATGTTCGACGAGGAGTCGACGGCAGAGTTCTACCTGCCCGGCGCCAAGGCGAGCCCGCGCAACCCTCAGGTGATCACGGACAACGCGATCCCGTGGAGGTTCTTGCGTGACCACACCGCGCACGTAGACAAGGAGATCGACCTCCAGGTGTCTGGTATGACGGCCGAGGCGGCCTTCGACGTGTACTTCTCAGTGAAGTATGCGAAGGAGATGCGCATGTGGACGTCGAAGATTAACACCATGGAGACCGCGATGGCGGCGCTGCCGGACCCCAACACCATGGAGGTCGCGGGCGGTACCGATCCGAACTCTCTGATCGTCTTCAACAACGAGGCGACAAACGGGCTGCTCAATGGGTACTCGGTTATCCAGGGTCTCGCCCCGGCGACCTTCCCCAAGTGGGTTCCCCAGCAGGGCACTTACGCGCAGCTTCCCGCGACCGGAGCCGGGGCTGGATGGGACCTGTGGGGGGCGTTCGATGACATGCTCATCGACGTTCACTTCGACACCCTCCCGGGTCGCGAGGAGTACGCCACGAAGTCTAGTGGCAAGTACTTCATCACGACCGACAAGGAAGGCCGTACGAACTACCAGGAAGGTGCACGTCGCTCGAACGACAACCTCGCTCAGGGCGGTCACCAGGATCCGGCGTACTCGAACATCAAGTATGCCGGCATCGACATCATGTACTGGGCCGCGCTTGATACGGCGGCCATTTACGACGACGGCTCGAGCGGCTTCACCGATCAGGCCAACGCTAACGCAGCAGGTCCGCGCTACTTCTGGTGGAACGGTGATTGGGTATATCCCGTCTACCACACCACGAAGTACTGCGTGCCGCACCCGGAAGGCTATCTGACGCACCCGAACCAGCCTGACACTCAGGTCCTCTGGTATGACAGCTGGTACAACTGGCGTTGCGACTCTCGCCGCCGTCTCGGCATCGTTTACCCGTCTGCAACGCTCACCTAAAGGAGTTAATGATGCATGACATTGGAGTACAGGCTCCCCACGGTATCGAGCCGCCGGGTGAGTACGTTGTTATCGCGACAAACCGCACAGGTGCGGCAACTGTCGTCGGTGACGTGGTGCAGTTCGACCTGCTTCGGGGTGACGGTGACGTAAGCACCTTTACCGGCGGGGCAAACTCAGTGTGGGGCAACGTGGTTGTCCCCACTGCAGCCGGAATCAAGCTAAAGCTGATCTTCGGCGTTTGCCTTGAGGCCGTCGCGGATAACGCGGACCTCAAGGTGATGATTCGCGGAACGACCACCGCGGCGTGCACGACGGGCGACCTCGAGGACGAACCCCTCGTTGCAGCCATCACGGGCGCGTTTGACTCGACCCCCGCAGCCGGCGAGTACTACTGGGCGATTGCCCAGGCGGACGAATCCGGCGGCCTGGCGAGCGTCTACGTCGACGGCCTTCGTGGCTTCGGTCAGTTTGTTTCCTGATCCCTAGCTGATACGGGCGGGGGCTTCGGTCCCCGCCCCACCACCCATGACACTCACACTAGGCAGAGCGGCAAAGATCGTGGAGTCCACGCTGGGCGGCAGCCCGTCGGGGTTCTCATCGAATGAGATTGCCGGCCTGGCCGGTGATTGGCTGGTGAACACGCGCGAGTGGAGGTTCCTCGAGAACTCGACCGCATCGCTCGATACGGAGGTGGGGACACTTATCCACCTACCCGCGGACCTGCGCGCCGTCGTGCGCATCTTCCCCGCGGACAACCTCACAAACACGATGCAGCTCACAGGCCCGACGGAGCTGCTCGCGCTCGAGACCACACCGGTGGCGACGAGCTATCAGTACAAGGGCGTGCTGTCCTACATGGAGCCCGTCACGGGCGGGGTGCGTGTGCCCATCCTGCGCGTCTGGCCAGCGTTCACGACGGTGCAGACCGGGTTCTTCACCATCTGGTATCACGCCACCTGGCCCCGCGCCAAAGAGGACGAGACGGTCCTGCCGATCCCTCAGTGGATGGAGGGGGTATATATCCAGGCTATCCGCGCGTACGCCAAGGGCCTCGTAGAGGAGGACGCGGGCGGCGAGGTGGAGGAGCGTCTCGAGCGGCTGCAGCTTAGCCAGATGTGGCGCGCGGTCGAGATGGTCGACGAGAAGATGCAGCGCTCCCTGGGCCGCATCGAGGGCGGTGCTGTGCACCTGTCCCCGCGACCGGACTATCACTGGAACTGGGACAGCGTACAGGCTCCTAGCTGATGAAGATCCCGTTCCCCATCAAGGGCATCTCAGAGGAGCTGGCGTTTAGCGAGCAGGTGCCTGGGTCGACTCGAGACGCACGTAACGTGCGGGCAGAGGACCCTAAGACGGGACGTCTACGCGGGGCGCAGCGTGCGGGTATGCGCAGGTTCCTACTGGACCCGGTGAGCTCAGCGGGGGCCCCGGTACAGGAACTCTCGAGTGTCTCATTCGAGGCGCCCCGCGTCTCCTATACCGAGCTGACCTCGGTTGCGAACACGCTGGTAACGCCGCAGGTCATCACGAGCGAGGGCAGTCATAGGACCGCATCGGGCGCGGCGTTCGCCAGCGCGGTAGACCAGGGTGGCAACGTGTTCGTCCTGGACGGCGGCAGCGTCGTCTTGAAGATGAACTCGGCCATGGAGATCATCGACACGATACCGATCCCTGTGGAGGACACCGACGAGCTGATTCGCAAGCTGCTCATTGACGAGCTCGACCAGCTGTACGTAGCTGCGACATCTAGCGAGGGCTCGCTGGGCAAGGTCTGGCGGTTCAGCCGCAACGAGGACAGCCAGTACGAGCTCAGCGACCAGGACTTTTGGCCCCTGAGGCTCGAGGGCGCGGCTAAGAGCATCGCCGTGCGGCACGGGCTCCTGTACGTGGTCGAGGACTACGACGAGGGCGACACGTTCTCCAAGCTGGCGATGTACGACGTCACGACACCCCGCCCCTATCGGGTGTGGGACAGAGGCGCGCCGTACCCCGTCAACGACCTAGCTGTACAGAACGATGGGTCGATTATCGTCACATCGGAGAAGAACAACCTTCGCGGCTCGACTCCGAGCTCGGACAACTTCACGGAGACATCAATCGGCTGGACCCCGCGCGATGTCGTCAATGGCGACCAGCGGGTTCACTACCACGTCGACGCCGAGCGCCTGACGGGCTTCGCAGACCTGGACCGGGTGCGTGTCATGGAGGACACGCGAGTCGACCCGTTCTATGACATCTTCCCCGAGGTCACCGACGCTACGAACCGGCCGCTCAAGACCCGGACGGGCATAGGGGACGACCGGCGCGGTGTGCCGTCATACAAGGCGCAGGGGATTGGGAACAAGCCGTCCATCATCTTCGACGGCGACCGCACCATCGGCGGCAATGCGTTCGGTGGAGAGATCCTCTCGAGCAAGCCGAACTCAGCAGAGGACAACAAAGAGACCGCGACCGACGCGATGCCCGCCCAGCGCGGGGCGATACCGGGCTTTGCCGGCGGTACATGGGGCGTGTTCTTCGTCGTGCGTCCCGACTTGAACCAGGAGGACATCAACGTCTTCGCGTTCCAGAAGTCTCCTCGTCAGTCGTTTGGGATTCTGATGAACGCGCAGAACCCGAACTCGGAGCTTGAGTTTGCGCCGAACAGCCCCGGCGGGATTGTCATCGAGGCGCCTGGCGCGACGGGCGGCAATGGCCCTAACGGGACCATCCTGCACAGCGTAGCGGGCGGGCCGGGTGGCGGATTTGCTGAGGATGCGAACGGCTCGGTGAACGATGTGCACTCTGCTGTTGTGTCGTTCATCTTCAACGGCGCAGGGAACACTGGCGAGTTCCGGGTCAACGGCGAGAGGGTCGACAACGCGTTCATCATCCCAGAGGATGAGAGCTGGAGCGGCGAGAACACTCGAACGACTATCGGCGGCCCCCGGTCGGAGCAGTCTGCGAACCCCGATGCCGACGTGTACGACACTAGGCCCGGAACGCAACACGACGGATACCGGAGCTTTTTTGGCCAGTTCGCCGAGTGGGTAACCGTCCTTGGCGATACGAGCGTCACGCCGCACGACACGCCGCTCACCGAGGACGAGATCGAGCGCATCGAGGGATATCTCGCGCACAAGTGGGGCATCTCTCACATCCTGCTCACTGCACATCCGTGGTCGTCGACAAACAACCCGCCGGGTACACCCATAGACGGTGGGCTCTACTCGGGCACCACTCCGCCCGGCGTCGACCCGGACACGCTGATCCTCAACAGCCCCGACCCCGTCCTAGCTAAGTTCCAACCCGAGGCAGGTGCGCTCTCATGGGCGTTCGCCGGCCCCGGAGTTGGGTTCGCGGTGGCCATCGATACATCCGGGGACCTGCTCACAGTCGGGCAGAGGGTGTCCACGACAGACACGGACCTCGAGCCCATCTTCCGCAAGGTCATCGACGCGGGCACGACGTACAAGGTCCCTGTAGGGGCCGAGTGGGATTTAGGCCTAGGGGGTGCTGGCGCGGCCCCTGCGCCGGGCGAGAGTTTTACGCTGAACGACGGCGTGAACCCTGAGGTGAGGTTCGTATTCCAGACGACCCTCTCGGGGACTCCGATTACAGCGACTTACCGTGAGGTTCTCATCGCGGGCTCTGCCACGGCGGCGGCGCTGAACTTGACGGCGGAAATCAACATCGTCGAGGCGCTGTCCGACCCCTCAGTGTTCCTGTTCCGCGCCTCGAACGAGGCTGTTGCAGCGACGCACGTAGAGGCGACACGTCTAGATGACGCCCCCAACGGCGGCATCACGACCGACGGGGCTTTGACGCGGGTTACGCAGACCGTAACAGGAGGAGACTTTGGCGCATGGGTCGTGAACGCGGACGCAACGGATGAGCCTAGCTATAATCAGCCGAATATTAGCGTTGACTCAGATGGCGACGTCTACATCCCCATATCGAACGACAACCCTCAGGCGGCGCATCTCGAGAAGTACGACGGCCAGGGGAACGGGGACGGGTCGACGACTAAGAAGTTTGGCTACACGTTCTCTCAGGACGTGATGGCATACAGCGCGACGTTCGGCTCTACCCCAACGGGTGAGGCATCTCCCGAGCACATCTTTGTAACGACCGATGACGCGGGGCTGACAACAGAGCCGACGGTGCACAAGCTGCGCCTGCTCGCCGCGACTCCTGGCGCCGCTGGTCCTCCGCGGCAGACTCGAGGCGTGGCGGTGTCCGAGGGCAACGTCAAGACGTTCGACTCGCGCGGCGGGGCTGTGACTACACCGACTGGCGGCGCGAGCGCGTTCGACCCGCTAAGCCCGTATGTCACGAGCGTCGAGGCGTACGGCAAGCTGTACATGACCGACGGGTACAGCTCCAAGGTGTATGACCCGCTCGAGGACACGCTGACCGACTGGGAGGCCGAGGCCGGCGGGGAGGTGCCTAAGAGGCTCATCCATCTTGAGAAGTGGAACGGCCGCATCATCACGGTGCCGCGCGAGGACCCGCGCAACATCTACGCTAGCGAGGCCGGTAATCCCCTGGGCTGGGACTTCTTCCCGCCCGTGCTCAATCCCTCGATGGCATGGAGCCTGGACCTACAGGCCTTCCCAGGGCGTCTAGCGGACATCATCCAGGCGGTCATCCCGGCCAGCAATGAGACGCTGCTCATCGGCGGGGACAAGAGCATCCACGCCATCCTGGGCGACCCGGCTCGAGACTTTGGTGTGCACTCCTCGAGCGACCGGGCGACGCCGCCCCAGCTAGTGTCGGACCAGATCGGGATGGCATTTGGCACACCCTGGGCGCGCTCGCCGGACGGCCAGATATTCTTCATGGGCTCCAAGGGCGGTATCTACGTCACCGATACCGCGACCACGGTGGAGATATCCGAGCACTGGATCGAGCGCAGGCTGGCCGACCTGGACTTCGGGGCCTACCGCATCGAGATGGCCTGGGATTTCCGCCGCAACGGCCTGATGGTCGCCCAGGTGCCCTACACGGCGTATGGGACCAAGACCCGGCGCTGGTTCTGGGAGAAGAAGGCAAACGAGGCCGTCGGCTCTGGCGGCTGGTGGGAGGACGACTCGGCGAGCGTGGCGGTACAGCCGACTGCGCTGCACTCGATGGACGCTGACGGCAAGGACGACCGGGTCCTGTTGGTCGGCTGCGAGGACGGACGGATCCGCTACTTTGACGACGACGCCCCGGACGATGACGGGTTCCGCATCGCGAGTCGTGTGCTCATCGGTCCCTTCTCTACGGAGGGTGCTGAGACTCGAGTCAACCGCTGCCAGCTCGAGCTCGACCGCGACCAAGACGGGGCGAAGCTCCAGGCTTTGGTGGCAGCGTCGGCTGACGACATGGGAGACGTGCAGTGGAGTCGAGTCCAGGATAGGGGGCTGAACGCCTACGTGTTCGACCGCGTGCGCGGCTCCTACGTCTACTATCAGATCATGGACGCCACGCCTCGCGGGCGTTGGGCGTTTGAGTCACTCGAGATCGAGGCGGTCCCCGCGGGTCGCCGGAGGATTAGGAGTTAGCCATGGGATACGGAGGACTGATTGGCGGCGGCATCGCCCTGGCCGGTGGACTGGCGGGGGGGCACGCCGGGCACAAGGCGCGGCGCTCGATGCAGCGGCGCCAGTTCGAGGAGAACGAGGCACTCAAGAAGGGCTTTGCTCACCAGAAGCGCCTGTTCCGTAAGGAGCGCGACGTCTTTGGGGAGATGTTCGACCTGCTCGGCCAGGGGTACGGCAACGCTCAGGCGGCGGTAAGCAACATTGGGCGGGCGGCGTACCGGCGTGTCGATGAGGGCCGCCGGCGCGACATGGGCTCGCTGCAGTCGTTCATGCCGGGGGCATCGAGCACGCTCAAGGCTAACTTTGCGCGCGGCATTAGCTCGGACGCCAACCGCGCGTTTGGTGAGGTCGACGAGGGCCTTGCTGGGTTGCGCGCGGGTTTGCACACGGGCCAGGCTCGAGCGCAGGCGGGGGCCTTAGGTGGACTCGCGGGGAGCTACCGCAACTTCATGGGGGTACGGCGGAACTTCAACCTTGACCGCATGAAGATCTGGCTCGGTCAGCAGCAGACGGTGGACCCGCAGGTCTACCGGGACATCGGGTCGGCTGGCGCCTTCATCGGGGACCAGATCGACAACTTCGGCGGACGCCAGAGCGAGGCCGGGCGTCTCCGCGAGCGAGGCTACCTCTAATGGGCGTTCTCCGTTACAGCGTCAGTGGTCCGAACAGTGCGGACAACCCGCATCTCGCCGCCGTGGGCGCCGCTGCGACGGGGTTCTTTGGTACTCGTGAACAGCTGCGCCGCAACCGGCTCGAGGAGGAGTCGATAGCGCAGGAGCAGGCGGCCCAGGAGGAGCGTCTGCGGCAGTATGACCGCAACCTGCAGATAGCCGAGGACCGCGAGCGTCGTCTTGCCGAGATGGAGCAGTTCGACCAGGACCGCTTTGCGCAAGAGCAAGAGGCGCGGGACCAGATGCTCGGCGCGATGCAGGAGATGCCGCCCGAGCGCCGGCGCATGCTCGCTTCATTGTCTGAGCCCGACTTCAAGCTGGCGATGCAGCTGGAGTTGCAGGCCCAGGCAAAGGCGCAGGAGCAGGAGCAGATGCGCGGCATGGCCAACCGCGCCGCCGTCATGGCGCAGGCTGTGCCTAACGGCGAGGCGTTCATGCAGATGATTGCCGACCCGAACCTCGACCCCGAGGAGCGGCACCGCGCGTTCATGGACCTGCGCGAGGAGCACACTAACGCCATGGAGCAGCAGCAGCTCGGTGCTGCCATGGAGACGGTAACGCAGCTGATGCAGGCGGTCGACCCGTTCGAGCCGGCGGGCGAGATGCTTAGCCAGGTGCATGGGGCTCTGCTCGACGGGAATATCTCGCCGTCCATGGCGCTGGGCGCGCTCAAGCCATTCGCCCCCGAGCTGGAGCAGTCGATGCGCGGCTTGGGTATGGATACACCTCAGATTCGAGCGGCGCAGATTGCGGCGTCCCAGCAGTGGCTGGCCTCGGGCGGTGATGCCTCGTGGCCGGAGATGGTTCAGGGCGCCGCGGAGCAGTCGGGCCTCATGGGCGGCGGCGCTCCTCCGATGGGACAGGCCCCGCCGGTCGAGCAGGACCCGCCGCTCACTGGCGGGACCACGAGCGTGCGTGAGCACCCCGAGGGGCCGCAGCTCGTGTCTGCATTCACAACCATGATTGCCCAGGGCGCGACGCCGGAGGAGCTAACGCAGTTCGCGGCGGAGAACGACCTAGCGCTCGATGACTCCCTGAAGAAGGCGGCCAAGTCCGTGATGGACTTCATGAAGGACATCGACCTTAGGGTTACGGCCACCATGGACAAGCAGCGGAAGGCCGCCAAGGGCGCGCCTAAGGACCCGGGCGTCGACCCGGTCGGCGCCGGCATCCAATGGCTCGAGCGCAAGGGGCGCGCTCTCAAGAAGAAGCTATCCAGCATTCTCGAGGACGATCCCGCAGCAAAGATTGCAGAGGCCATCACATCTCAGGCGCGCGAGGCTTGGACTCAGGAACACCAGTACATGGTCGGCCGTCCGCCGTCCGTCTCCGCGGGCCGACTGATTCCGCCGCAATGACTGACGCGTTCTTCTCCGACCTGGGCGTTAGCGCGGGGGAGCCGCGTGAGGAGCCGCGCCAAGAGCCCCAAGCGGAGCCCTTCGACTTCGAGAGTCTCGGGGTCAAGACGCACGACCCCAGCGTGCCGCGTGGGTTCTTCGAGACGCTCACGCGCGGGGACTTCACGCCCTTCCGCGGGCTCTTTGGCGAGACGCCCGAGGAGAAGATGCGCGCGGCTCAAGAGCGCGTGGCCAACGACACGTACAGCGACGAGGACGCCGCGCTAATCCTGGACGAGTACCGCTGGCGCCAACGTCCGGGAGGCGTACTGAGCAAGGCCGCCGAGGTCATCCCGAGCTCGATTCAGTGGGGCGGCGAGATGGCCGCCGTGTCGCTCGCGACTGGAGGGCTCGGGACCCTGGCGTCGGGCACGCGCACCGCGGGCAAGGTGATGCAGTTTCTGAGCGCGGTATCCCAGGCGAACAAGGGGAGCAAGCTCGCCATGTCGGCCGCCAAGATTCTCGGGCGTGGCGCGCTGCAGGTCGTGGCGTCTGAGAACGTGCCCAAGGTCACGGGCGGCAAGGGCTCGGTAACTCGAGCGGCGATGCGCGGCGCAGAGGAGTCCTTCTGGCAGGGGGTCAAGGTCTCGGAGGACGACAAGCTCGCGTTCGAGGGGACGCTGGAGGACTTTGGCGCCAGCCTGCCCGAGGAGACGCGGCGCATGTTCTGGGAGGCCGTGGGCGAGCAGGGTATTCCCGGGGGTGTGCTGCTCAAGAAGTTCCAGCGGACCCTGCTGAAACCCCTCCTGGGCAAGGGCGCGGGGTCCAAGCTCGTGGCCAAGATTGCCAAGGGCGCTAAGTGGGATGGGGTTCTCCCTGAGATTGCCGAGGAGTACTGGACTCGAGTTCTCCAGGCGGCGGACCCCGAGCTCGCGGAGTCTTGGGGCGACGTCATACCGCCGCCGGAGACCATCCTGGGCGAGGCTCTCGGAATCGCCATCCTGGGCTCTGGCATGAGCGCGGCATCTGCGATGCTGCCCGACAAACCCGCCGCCGGCTTACCTGAACCGACTGAAACTGTAGAAGGTCAGACGGCAACGGGGGCTGCTAGAGAGGCACCGGCGGCGGGTCCTAAACCGGAGGAGCAGGCGGCGGACGTGGCTGCCGTCGTTGAGCCCGGCCCGGAGTCGGCTCCTGGGGCCGAGTCCGGGGGTGCAGCCCCGGCCGGGCCGGGCACCCCCCTCAAAAACCAGAATGAGGGGGCCTCATCTTTTGAGGGGGTCCGTGAGGGGGTCCGTGAGGGGGTCCGTGAGGGGGTGCCCGAGGCCCTCACAGAGCGCTTCGGCCCCATGGAGGAGGTCGAGGCCACGACGCCCCGCCAGACCAAGATGGCCGAGACGGCCGAGCGGCTGGGGACCAAGGTCCGGTTCGTACAGGGGGAGGAGGCCGACTTCATCGGCGCCTCGCTCGAGCCGGGCGAGGTGTTTGTCGACGCCAAGTCCGAGGACCCGACGCCGATTGTCTACCACGAGCTCACGCACGACTTTGGGCGCCGCACCGACGGTGGCATAGAGGCCCTCAGCGCGGAGATTGCCTCAATCGACCCTGAGGGGCTCGCTGCTGCACGCGAGAGCTATCGCCAGTCGTTCGGCCCGGAGCGGTTTGACGCGCTCACAGAGGCCGCACAGGGCGAGGAGGGCGTCGCTATGCGGGCCCAGGAGCTCACGGCGTACCTGGAGGCCCTCTCGACCCCAGACGGCCGTGCGTCGATTGAGCGGCTCCTAGCTAAGCCTACGCTGTTACAGCGCCTTGTGGAGGCCATCCGCCGGGTGGCGAGCAAGCTGGGCATCAAGGGCTACCAGTCCAACCTGGAGACCCTCTCGGGGCTCCTAGGGCAGGAGGCGACGATTCCCGCGGCCCAGGCGGCCAAGGCCATCAAGGGCGCCCTGGACAGTCTGGTAGGGAAAAAGGTGGAAAGTAGGGGACAGGACGGGAGCACCACGCCCATCAAGACAGGCGTAGCGGACGGCCACAGCCACACATACACCCCCGGCGCCGCCCGCACGAGCTTCGACGACGGGCACGACCATGCGGTCGTTGACGGGGTGGTGCAGCCTGGGGAGAAGAACGGGCACACGCACACGCTGGACGTTGCCGACATCCGCGAGGCGGCGGCGTACCACGGCAGCGCGAAGGACTTTGACAAGTTCTCGGACGAGTTCATCGGGACAGGGGAGGGGGCCCAGGCGTTTGGGCACGGGCACTACTTCGCGGGGCGGAAGGAGGTTGCGGACTACTACAAGAAGGCTGTTGGGGCAGATGCCCAGGTGCGGGAGTACCCGGACGGATACAGCGATGCCGAGAAACGAGTTTTCCTGTCAGCTCTCCGAATTGGCTCTGGCAATTCCAAGACTAATGCCGATGCCGTGGCCTACATGCGCACGCGGGCCAAGGATGCGCGCGACTACGACAGGGAGGGGCGCTATTTTGACGCGGCGGCCGATGCGCTGGAGGCGGGCACAGCGGATATACAGCGCGGCGTCGGCTACCAAGTCGACCTCGCCCCCGCCGAGGACGAGTACCTCCTGTGGGACGAGCCGCTCTCGGCGCAGAGCGAGAAGGTTCGGGCTGCGCTAGGCATTACCGACCAGGCCAGGAAGCGCGGCGAAGAGCTGCGGCGCCGCATCGAGCGCGCAAACCGACGCAGAAGCGGTCTGGAATCGTCACAATCGATGGACCCTGAGCCGGAGCGGTACGATGCCGGCATACAGAAAGCGCGCGAGGAGTCGCTGCGCCTCAACCGCGAGCTTGTCGAACTAGGCCCTGACGATTCCATCAAGGGCAGCACTCACTACGACGATACCGCCGAGGAAATGGGCGGTCAGCGCGCCGCATCCCAGGCCCTGCTCGCCGCGGGCATTCGGGGTATCAAGTATCTGGACGGCACCAGCCGCGGCAAGGGCGAGGGCTCCTACAACTACGTCATTTTCGACCCGAAAGACGCGAAGATTACGGGGAGGTTCGCCGCATCACGCAAGGGCGGGGGCGCGTTCCGCCGCGCTGACCTGCTCACCCCATTCGACGTCGAGATGACCCGTGCCCAGGCGGCAACCCGCCTGTTCGTCGACAAGCTCGACCCGCTGCGCCGCTTCATCGACAAGCTCCGCGGCATGGGCCTGTTCGAGGACCTCAGCCAGCGCGAGCTACAGGCCTACGAGGCCTACCTCAAGGCCGAGGCCATGCCGGGCAAGCAGGAGGAGCGATACCGCCGGCTCAAAAAACACGCGCTCGACCCGTTACACAGCACGCTCCAGTCCGTCATGAAGCGTGACGGCAAGTCGGCCGAGGACGTCATCGAGTCCGCCGGAACGTTCGTTCTGGCCCGCCACGCCCAGGAGGCCAACGCCGACCTACTCGAGCAGTACAACGCGGCAGACGAGAAGGGCAAAAAGGACTTCGCGCCGTCCGTCCCCGAGGGTTGGGGCTCGGGCATGAAGGACGCCGACGCCCAGGCCATCCTGAAAGAGCACGCTGGCGACGAGCTTTACCAGCGTATCGGCACGCTGACGGATCGCATGAACAAGCGGACGCTGCGCATCCAGGTGGCGTCGGGCCTCATCTCCAGGGAGAACTACAACCACTGGACAAAGCGCTTCAAGCACTACGTGCCCACGCGCACGGCCGAGGAGGACGGAGCCGGGCCGAGCTTCCCGTCACGGCCCACAGGGGTCTCGGTCAAAGGACCCGAGGTGCGCCGCCGCCTGGGCCGCACGAGCCGGCCAGACAACCCGCTAGTGTTCTCGGCCGCACAGGCAGAGATTGCCATCAATCGTTCCGAGCAGAACGCCGTGGGTGTGTCGCTATCGAAGGTTCTGCACAAGTTCTCCAAGGACTCCATCGTCAAGGAATACGAGCGCCCGGACCAGGCCGATTGGGAGATGCCTAAGGAGTCGTTCGGCTACAAGGTCGACGGCAAGGAGATGATTATCCGCCTGCACCCCGAACTCGGGCGGGCGATGAAGAACCTGGGGACCGTTAGGCACGGAAAGGTGGTCTCTGGCCTGCACCACCTAAACAGGTTCCTATCGTCAATCAACACGAGCCTCGACCCCGAGTTCATGCTGTCGAACTTCACGCGCGACCTGCAGACGGCGGGCGTGAACATGCGGTCCCTTGACCAGAAGGGGCTGACGCGCGCGGTGCTCAAGGACATGCCCGGCATCATGGCCGCCCTGCGCCGTAACTTCCGGGGGGGCGAGGCCAAGAACGAGAACGACCAGTACATCAATCAGTACCTCGGGGCGGGCGCAAAGGTCGGCTGGTTCTACGCCACGGGAGGGTTCGCGGAGAAGAAGAAGGCTATCGAGAAGGCCGTTGGTGAGGGGCGGGTCCATCGCGCCTATGGCCACATCATGAAGGCCATCGAGGATTACAACATGATGGTCGAGAACGGCGTGCGCGCCTCGCTGTTCAAGCAGCTAATCAAGCGCGGCGTCCCCGAGCTCAGGGCCATGTCCGCGGCCAAGAACCTCACGGTCAACTTCAACCGCCACGGCGAGCTCGGCCCGACCATCAATGCCCTCTACATGTTCGCCAACGCGGGCATCCAGGGCACGGCAACGCTGTACCGGAACATCAAGCATCCGCGCGTGCAGCGCATGGTCGTCGGAATCGCCGTCATGTCGGCCATCATCGACCAGGTGAACCGGATGGTCACCGATGACGATGACGACGGGCTCAACATCTATGACAAGCTGCCCGAGCACACCAAGCAGCGGAACCTCATCCTGATGAACCCGATGACGGCGAAGGCGGATGACTACATCAGCATCCCGCTGCCGTACGGCTACAACGTCATCAATGCCATCGGGCGCCACGTGTCCGAGTTGGCCAGCGGGTCCAAGACCGTGGGCAAAGCCAGCCAGTCGCTCGCGGTCGCATTCATGGAGTCGTTCAACCCCATCGGCGGCGCGCAGCACCTCGCTCAGATTGTCTCGCCCACCGTCACGGACCCGGCTGTCGACATCATGCTGAACATGAACTTCGCCGGGCACCCCATCGCGCCGCCCGACTACGGTCGCGATACGCCGGCGAGCCAGCGCTCCTTCTACTCGGTGTCCAAGCCTGCCAAGGTCGCGGCCGAGTGGATGAACGCCATGACGGGCGGGGACGCGGTCATCTCGGGCGGCGTCGACGTCAGCCCTGAGCACGTGGACCATCTTTGGGACTTCGCCACAGGCGGCCTAGGGCGGCTCGCTAAGCGAATCTCGACGATGTACACGACTCCGGCCCAGGACCTCGAGTTGCGCCAGGTGCCCTTCCTGCGCCGCTTCTACGGGGAGCTGCCGGGCTATACCACGGCTTCCCTGTATTACGACGCCGTGCACGAGGTCGAGATGCGCTCGCGGCAGTTTGAGCACCACCGCAAGAAGGGGGCGTCCGAGACTGCCCGAGAGCTGCGCAAGGAGCACGCCGGCGCCATTGGGCTCAAGAAGATGGCGGCCAAGTCCAGGCGTCGGGTCAAGGCGCTGAGGGATGCTATGCGGAGCGAGGAGGACGACGACCGTAAGCGAGAGCTCAATCAGCGCATGGAGGCGCAGATGAAGCAGTTCACCAAAACGTTCCTTGAGCGCTACGGCTCGAGCGGGTCATAGGGCCCACGCAGGACTACGTTGCAAGCCACCATGGCGGAGAGGATGACGAGGATTCCCAAAATGACCCACCGCTCCTGCCATATCACGCGCAGCACGTCCGGAGCCTAGCATGCCGACTAAGCCGCTTTCATCACCCTACGGCCGCATTTTCCTGGTGACGGGAACCACATCGGGCGCGGCAGCCCAGCTCCTCTTGGCCCCTGGCCCGGCGTTCAACCGTGTCCGCCTGGACGCGTTCAATAAGTCCGCGTCTGATGCTGACCTAACAGTGCAGTGGCACAGCACCCTGGCGGAGGAAGAACTCGTGATGACCATACCGGCCCTCTCGGGCCCGGTGTCGGTCATCCCAGACTGGACGATATTAGCCGGAGGTACAGTGAAGGTCTACGCCAGCGTCGCTAACGTGATTGGCACCTATATCGAGGTGACTCGAGCATGACGCACCGCCCGTACAACTTCTTTGTCCCCAACCCGCTGCCGGTGTCGTCCCCAACGGGCGGGCTACAGACGACCGACTTCCGCACACAGGTGCAGGCGGGGCTCGTCCCGGGATGGTCCATCGTGGAGGCCATGGGCGAGTACGAGGCGGGCGGAACGGACGCCGACGGCGAGGATGTGTGCCGCTGGCAGGACTTCACGCCCGATGGTCCCGTGCGCCTACCTACACCATCGGCATCCGGTGAGCAGATGACTTTCGTATCGGATAGTGCGGCAGACAGCTCGATCAACACGGGGGTACGAACGGCGCGCATCGAGTATTTAGACGACACCGGAGCGGAGCAAACTGAGGACATCGTCCTCACCGGAACGACTCCGACGAACACGACGGCGACGAACATCCGATTTGTAAACGACTTCTACGCTCTCACGACAGGATCGAACGGAGTCGCCGAGGGGAACATCGCCATTTATAAACAGGGCGGCAGCATCGCGAACGACCTGTACCAGATGATTGCGCTAGGGGGGAACAAGTCCCTAGTTCCGCACCGCATGGTACCGCTGGGAAAGACGCTGCTGCTGCAGGAGTGGCATGCCGCCGAGGCCCAAGGTAAGCGGGTCGCGTTCCGGATACGGTCAACAGATATGGGCGGGACCCTCATCCCGGGGGTTTTCTGCTTTAAGGGTACTACCTACATCAGCGGGACAGCCTCCGGTCCAATACCCGCATCGGCGACGGTGCCGGCCTTGTCAATCGTCAAGGTTACGGCATGGCCGGACGCTGTCGGCTCTGAGGGTTCCTGCGGATGGTGGGGGTATCTAGTCGATGACTGAAAGCTCGGTATGACAACAACATCGAAGAAGCAACCAGATACCGGACGCGCCTGGGACACCGTCGAGTGGGCCGCGCGCGTGTTGATTGTTGGATTGATTGTGTTCTCCCTCCGTCAGGAGTGGCGCATTACACAGATAGAGTCCAACAGATTCACGCACACCGACGGTGTTGCGCTCGAGCGCAGGCTTCTCGAGAAGCTGCCGCCCCAGTGGCTGCGCGACGAACTTGTCGAAATCAAGGGCAACCTAAGGGGGGTCGAGACACGCTTGCGGTCCATCGAGCAAAAGGTGAAATAGGTGGGCCCCAAGCGCAACCCATGAGAAACGCTCGGGGCCCGGGGGTAGGAGAGATGGGACTACCCCTTTTTAGGGTCTCCTGCCTGACTCTCGCGGCGCGGGCGGTGTGCTTCCCAGATGGCTTTTGCCACCTCCGCGCGCTCTCTATCGTCTCGCAGCTCTGCGAGCTTCTTTGCGATGCTCTCGGACACTTGGGCCATGCGGGCCCAGCGCGACGTTGCGTCTTGCATGGCGCCTCCCATTAGTCTTGGACTCGAGCCCGCTCCTCGGCTGCGTAGTCCTGCTGGTAGGCGACCTTGTACCAGCCGCGGGGCAGGCTGATGGTTATCCCTGAACGATGGTTCGATCGGTGCTCTTCGGTGAGCGTGTACTTCTTCATGGCTAGAAGGGGACGTCGTCCTCGGCTGTTTGGGTATCGAATGGGCTCTCGTCGGGCGTGAACCCGTCGACGGTGTGCAGGTCCTCGATGTTCTCCTTTTCGCTCTCGAGCCAATAGCCGCAGTGTGAGCCGCGGCTGATGTCGACCGACAGGCGCTTTTTGCCGTTGAACTCCTCAATCGACACGAACGCGTAGGCGCGTAGGCCTATCAGCGAGTCGGGGTGCACCTCTGGCGTACCCTTCTCGATTCCGAGGGCGACGAGCTTAGCCTGTCCCATGGACCGGCCGCCGCCCTCGAGCATGATGTTGTCGTAGCAGAGCCGGCGGCCCCCGAAGTCGATGGCCCCGAGCCCGACGTTGAAGTATGTGTCGCCCTTGCGGCTCGTGCGCTCCTCGGCGGTAAGCACCTCGACGTGGTAGGTGCCCGGCTCGAGTTGTTTGCGATCCTCGCTGCTCCAGTCTATGCGTGCCATTTGTCGAGCCGCTCCTGCTGTACGTGGAGTTCTTCGCGGAATTCCCAGACCAGGCCGGCCAGGGTTGCGATGTAGTTCTCGTCTCGTTCTTGCGTGCGCAGAACCGGAGCCATGTCGGGGTGGTAGTAGAGGAGGTCCCAGCACTTGCGCCCGGTTATCCACAGGCAGCCCTGTATCTGGGGCCGGTGTTTCTTGTCGGGCTCGGGGCCTAGCTGTGCCAGCACATGATTGGCCGGCGACAGGCATTTTATCTCGAGCCCGGCGTCATCGCCGACGAGTCCGTCTGGCGAGCATGCGACCCGGAGGTCGTCGGCCACGCACATACCGACGGTTTCGACCTTTGCGCCGGTCGTGTACTCGTACCAGTCGATTGCCTCGCCCTCGAGCTCGGTTCCGCGGTCCATGTAGTCGCTGGAGTACCTCTCCAGTGGTCCGCACTGCGTCTCGGCGATGAGCTCGGCCATGTACGCTTTGGCTTGTGTCGAGCGCGTCCCTGTCGGCGTGACGATGCGGCTAAACTGACTAGCCGTCGGCGTCCCACACCGCGCCTTGAACCATTCGGGCGAGCGCTGCTTGAAGTCGAGGGTTATCACTTCTTGGCCTCCAGTGCGCGTTTGGCGTGCTGGAACCGGGACATGGGGATGTCGCGGATGTTCTCGGTCCCCATGTACTTGAGGAACGCCGGGCGGTCGGCGCCTTTGGCGTCAATCAGCGCATCGAGTTCCGCGGCCTGCTCCTCTGTGAGTGTCTTACCGCTCCCGTGAGCCGCCCCGTCGTCGTCCCCGTCGCACATCGCGAGCCCGAGGGCCTGGACGAGCGACTGGCGCTTGGCGTACGTCAGCGCGGAGGCCTGGGCCTGCTGCGACGACATCTTCGATATCGTGTCGGTTGGCGCGGTGAACGTGGCGGCGAGGGACCCCCCTTCGACATGGCGCACGCTGCACTTGCATATCAGCCGGCCGTCGCCGTCGGGGTTGCTGGTCCAGAAGTAGCAGAGCCCGTGCTTACCGAGCGGCTCGCGGATAGCCTCCGCGATGTCTCCTAGCTCGGCGTAGTTGTAGCTGTAGGTTCCGCCGCCCTTCATCATGACGTTCGCGGTCGAGTTCTTCTCGATGCTCGGGCACTCAGCCTGGAAGGCGCTGAGCGCCGAGTACAGTGCGCATCGCTGCGACGCTTCCCGCTCTGCGTCTATCAGTGCGGCTATGTGCTGGACCACCGCGGGGTCGGAGCCCGCGGAGATGGCCTGCTCGATAAGCAGGTATAGCGGCGCGAATCGCGTCTTAAACGCGAATGGCGTCGTCTGTTCCGGCGTTGTTGTCATCGTATCCCCCCTAGTCAATGGTCGGGTCCCAGTCCTCACAACCGGGTCCCATGGTTTGGTCATAGCGGATGAATGCAGGCTCCCCCTGCGCTAGCCGGTCGAGCTCTGCACGCACCTCGTCCTCGGTCTGCAGGCAGCGCCGGCGCACGTGCAGCGAGTGGTAGCCCGCAAGCCGGTGCAGGAGCCCCATGACGTCGCTGAGCCGCTCGTAGTTCACGGCCGAGATGGAGCCCTGCAGGTCGTTGCAGGCCATCTCGAGTTGATAGATGGCCTGCCGGATGATGTCGGGCACGGTCTCGGTAATCGGCCGCTCGCGGTGCTCGTTGAGCGCGTGGTCCCCGTCGCTGTCGCGCGGGTCGTCTAATTCCTCGGGCCAGTACTCGCGGCTCATATGATGTCCTCCAAAAGGCCTTGGTGTTTGGCGCGAAGGTATGCCTCCCTCGCTACGGGCTCGCGCTCAGCTAGACCCTTCAGGGCGTCCGTTAGCTCGAGTATTCCCATGTGCTGCTGCAGGGCCAGGGACTCGAGGAACTGGATGCGGCGTAGGAGCACGTCGTAGGCCTCGCACAGCGCGTACACCGATCGTTCTATGTCGTACCCGTCCGAGTCGACGTACTTGCGGATTGCGATGCGGATGCGGTTGGTTACGGCGTCCCAGTCGCTGGGTGCGCTCATAGCGCCCCCCACATGTTCATGGCGAATGACGCCACAGCGCAGGCGATGAGCGCGCCGCCGAGCACGAACACCGCAGCTAGGGACAGGAACAGCTCGGGAATGTCGTCTGGCTTGGTCATGGGTTGCGGTCCTGGTTAGGGTTCGGATCCCCCTTCATCGAAGCCTAGCGAATGGGCGATGTGGAAGAGCGCGGTGCCGTGGCTGCTCTTCTCGGCCTCGCGCGTCTGCTTCTCGCGCTGCAAGCGCTCGACTGACGCGCGGTAGTCGGCGACTACCTGAAGGGTCGTGAGGACTGCTTCGGCGGGTACAAGCTGCTCGCTCATCGCCTTTCCCTCAGAAACTGGATCATCGCCTGCGTCTTCCCCGTCGCCGCCGGGCCCTCAAGAAGAAGCTCCTCCTCAATCCAAACCGCGTCGTACTGCGTCGAGAAATAGCGCTTGCCCTCGGCGCTGAGGTAGGCTGGCGTGTATGTGCGCTGCTGCGCGGTCCATGTGACAGGCGCCGTGGGATCGATGCCGGGGCACGGCGCTTGAGCCGCAGCCTGCTTGATGGCTGCGCCGGCGCCCAGCAAGCCCAGCGCGCCGCGGAAGAATGCTCGTCGGTTCATCAGTCGTCCTTCGTCAGGGTTCGGCATCCTGGCACCCCAATCTCGACGGGTCAAGCGAGATTCCGATAAAACCCGTTGACATCCGTCCGTATCCGGTCCAGGATGCCCCCGTCATGACAGACAACACCATCTGGGACTTCCACAAGGTGTGCGAGTACCTGGGCCTCACGTCCCTGCGCTCAGAGCACGCCAAGCGATACATCCGCGAGGGCGTAATCCCGCCGCCCTCGTTCACGATTCCCATCTCGCGCCGCCGCTGGACTCGAGACGACGTCGTGGGCTGGGTGGAGAGGAAGCGGGCAGAGTCGGAGCCGGAATGACGCGACACATAACCATCCCCAAGG